ATCTCGCATATCCCAATCAATATAACTGATTGGAAGTTGTCCAAAATTATACTTTGGTACAATAGGATCTAATAGATCTTGATCCAGCCCCCAATATACATAGTCCTGTGTGATATAGGAATTTAATTGATCAGCATACTCTTGTAGGAACTGTCGTGTAGGATCAGTTGGATTGAGGTACAGGCCGCCGGCCAAGAATCTTGCTTTCTTTCCTGTTATTCTGTGTATGAAAAAATCATGTGCTGTTCCTAGATCTGGAATAGATTTTCTAACCACAGCATCAACATCTATGCACAACGCTGGTGTCGACTGAAACAACTGTGCTAGTCTAACAAATCTCGCCGAGGCAAAATATGTTTTTTGCATGCGTTCAAGTACACTGGTATCTTTGCCTTTGCCCATGGCATTTAATGTGCGATCATATTGAGATTTAAAAGGCTCAGCAGTTGGTGCACGGTGCCATTTGTCTGCGGCAGGCTGAAACAAATCTATTGGTACATGTTCATATGTCATAGATACACGTGGAGATGTGTTACAAAACTCAATCTGTTGCTCTGTGGGATTGAACACATGCATATGGATTCCTAGACTAGTGTTTTGCTGTATGCTGTGTATAAACTCATGCCCAAATTCATCAAAGTATTTTTGGTCACAGGCTGCGTATATAAAAAACTTTTGTTGAGTACAAGTTCCTTGCAAAAGTGGTATAATCATGGTTAAATATTTAATGGATAATTTATGAGAGTAAGTATTTTTGATCAGTATGGTGCGCTCAACAGCCCGCCAGTGTTTGCGGCTGTTCGTGCAGGACTTGACAGTCTCGATATTGAACACAACAGCATGGACACATCCGCCGACGTTGCTGTTATTTGGAGTCAGCTGTGGCACGGCCGCATGAAGCACAATCGCGGTGTCTGGGAATCATTCCGTAGAGCAAGTAAACCTGTTATTGTAGTTGAAGTAGGTATGCTACGACGTGGCAGCACATGGAAATTGGGTGTCAACGGAACTGGCAACACAGCCTACTACGGGCAAGAGTTGATCGCAGGAAGAGCCGCACAACTCAGACTAGAAGCAAAACCCTGGACCAATTCTGGCCTCAACATTGTGATTGCCGCGCAACGGTCAGACTCGGAGCAGTGGGCAGGACAGCCTCCCACTGCGGTTTGGCTAACCGAAACTGCTATGACCATTAGAAAATACTCCGATCGACCCATTGTAGTAAGGCCACATCCAAGACAGCGTATCAGTGATATTCCTGGATGTGTTATTGAAATGCCCAAACCCATACAAGGAACATACGACAGTTTTAATTATGAACAGTGTTTGTCAACTGCCTGGGCAGTGATCAATCACAACAGTGGACCCGGTCCTCAGGCTATTTTAAATGGTGTTCCTGCGTTTGTACACAGCAGTAGCCTGGCCTCAGCAGTTGGCAACGCAGATTTATCTGCAATCAATGATCCTACTAGACCAGATCGAACAGAGTGGCTGGAAAAATTAGCCTGTACCGAATGGTACCTCAACGAAATCGCTGCCGGGTTTCCACTCAAACGATTACTGTTGGCCTAACCAAGATAGACTTTTGTCGATCCAGGCCAGCACAAGGTCTTGCTGTCTGACACAGCCGTGTCGTTGCACACTGGCCGCTGCCGTTTCGGGCAATAGATTCTTTTCCGCCAGTTCGTACCAGGTAGTAGTTTTTGGATCCATTGGAGCATGATCACTTTTATAGGCAATCACATGTATAAAATCGTCGTTGGGTTTTTTCTGAAAAAATCCTGATTTACAATCCCACCCATTGATAGCCAACATGTGCATCAAACTGACCACTGTGTGGTGATAATAACAGCCACTGGGTTGCACAAACGACAACTGACGTATGTCCATGTTTGTGGTTTGTGGCACTGCCATTATCAACATGCCGCCATCTTCAGCAATGTGATTCCATTTGGCCAAGGTTGTCAATGGATTAATACAATATTGAAAAGCGTCGTGACACCACAGCACATCAAATTTTGACTTTTTAGACATCTTTTCTGTGCTTTCAAAATCTAATATATTGTATGTAATGTTAGAATATTTCCTGACAACCGCCGGTGCAGGTGCTTGATCAACGCCAGTACACTTGATATTCAACGGAACAATTTCATCGCACCTGGTTGTTCTTGTTGCCCACCATTCCAAGTCTAACCCGGTTCCGCAACCAAGGTCAACCAAGGTCCCAATGCTTTCCATAAAATCGTCATACTCAAACAGTGTGTTGAGTGTTTGCAAACTGTGTGCATGACTTTCGTCGTGATTTCTAAATGTCATAATTGTATATCTTCCATACCGGCTGCTCTCAGTCTTACCACATGTCCCAACATGAAGTTTTTACTTTCCATTGCTTTCATGATACCTAAAAAACGATTGCGTAATAGCGCAACTTCGTTGATGATAGTTTCAAAATCAATCACTTCATCTTCACCGTCCACATACTTTTCAGCATCTCTACTGGTCAGTGCCCGAGCATACCCTTCTAGATACTTTTGAAAATGTCTACGTCGAATCTTACGTAACTGAATATTTAAGTAATTCAGCACTGCTTCGATTTCTTGTAGTTGGTTAAAACGGTGCTCGGTTATGCCCGGCAGTGCTGTGATATTTCGTTCAACCATGCCGCCAATGGCACAGTCGCGCCTTGCAGACACCAGTTCGTTTTCGTAGTGTGCAATGAAATCTGGGATTTCACCTAAATTGGCAGTGACACGATTATACCACATATGTTATACCCAGCAGATTGTCATTTGGCCATCCATTCTAGAAATGACTGGGGCAACAAAGCTGATGACAATATATTTCTACGTTTTGAAAATTCATTCACATACTCATTTAGGTTACGGCGTTGCGGTTCAGTTGGTTCAGCTGTAATTGACTCAACAATTGTAGATCTCGCTGCTAGAGGTAACTGATCTACTGATTTCAAAATTTGGTCTTTACTAACAGGATCTAACACACTGATCGATAAAAAGTCTGGGTCATTGCAGGGATAATATCGCACTACGGCGTCTTCTGCATAGTGTGCAAATTCAGCAATGCCGTGAATAGTAAGATTACTTACTACACTGGAAAAACTATAATGTATTGCTAGGTCTCTAAGAATTTGAATATTCTCAGTGAATTGTTTCCAGGTATTGCCGTGCCGCACAAATTCATAAAGTTGATCAGTGGTTTCTGCACTGATGCCAACTTCAATTTGCTGTACCGGTAATTTGTTGAGTTCTTGTACTAGTCGACGACTGTCCACTCCTAGGCCTGATTGTATTATTACTTTAACATGCAACGGGATTGACTTTACCAACTCTGCTAACCCAAGATAAAGAAAAGGTTCTCCGCCGGTTATTATCACCTGACGAATAGTACTTGCCAATAATATACTGCGAATTTCGGTCAACAGACACTGAGTTGATTCAGATTTATCTAGAGCTTTTTGACTAACTCGTAGCAGAATACGATCAACATTGTTGATTTCAAATCGATCGTTGCCAGTGTCTACGTTATGGTATGTTCCGTTTTCAGACAGATCACGTAACCATGCAGAACTGTATTGTTTGCAACAGTACACACAGGTCATGTTGCAATCATTACCGACAATTATATTCAATTCCTTAGGACTTGCCTGCACGTCAGTTTCGGCCAATAGATCACTTTTAAAAACCAATCTACGACTGGATTTTCCTTGACTTTCTGGCTGCCAACATGCTGTGTTACAACTGGCCACCGGCTGATTCTGCAACATCAGTGTTCTTTCCTGCTGAAGATGTGGGCTGTTGAACAACTGCCCCGGATGTTGATTGAGCCAAGACATGTCAATAGACTTTGGATCAGCTGAACAACAGCTCAAAGTCTGCCGCTTTGCTAGATCAACAGACAACCACCAAAATTTTTGACTACAGTAAAAATTTCCATCAGTGGCTGTCATTGCACTTAGTCTTCGTATTCGGAATCTAAATCATCTTCGTCTTCATACTATTCTTCTTCGGGTTCGTCGTCTAGATCTCGAATGTACGAAGCCAAGGCTGTTTTAACATCCGCGTCACCTTTGAAGGCAGCTCGGATATCATCAGGCGCACAATCGTTGTCCACCAGCACAGACACCAACACTTCTGCGGCTTCGTTGCGATCCACATCGTG